CGATTCGTCTTTCCTCGTACATTCCCTTTATCATCGATTTGATACCCATACAATACATCAACACAGTAATCTAACATCCGTATTCCATCTATACCTATATTGACCTTGATATCAACACTATCACCTAAATCACTATGATAGACACTACGTACTAACCCATCTTCACTACGCTCTAGTACATACTTAGCTACTTCCCTATTAGCCATTATCTCTACATAGACACCATACAAACCCCTTAGTACACACTCTATATCTTGTACAAATTGATTCATGTACTCTAACCATTCACCAACTCTATCCGATATATCGTCTATAGTATCATCCATCTCACTCGTAACCCTCAAGTTTTGTGCCTTGATAAAATTACTTAGTATATCACTTGTATTACTAAACTGTACCTCTATCTCCTCACTACCTAACTTGTACCTTAGTATACTTACATTCTTGACTACACTCTCCCATATTCCATCATCTACATAGTCATTCCTTAATTTACCTTCTCGTACTAATTTACTGACTATAACATTCCTCGAACTAGTGTCATTTACATCACTACATAACATTAAATATGACATTAATTCCCTATACCGACTAAACACACTCGCTAACTTAATCTTTACATACTCTATCTCATTACTATAACTGTCCATCGATATCATTAAATTATGCTCTAAGCTAGTATCCATGATATCAATCCCTATATCAAATATGTCATGTCGTATAGTTAGAAATAATATACACCTATTCATATCTTTTATTTCTCTTTTCATTTTTACCTCATCTAATCCATTTCAAATCAATGACCTCACCCATTGACCTCACTCACGACTTCTTACAACCTCTTCGACTCCCTACGATTATCTATCCCTTTTAAACTATTTTCATACCTCTCTTGTACCCTTTGACTCATACTCTTTAGCAGTATCCTTAAATCATCACCTAGTACCATCGCATCTGACCTTACCTTTACTCCCATCCTCTTTAACACAGTCTTTACTACTGACACACTCACCACATCGTATCCTACACTCTCTATCTCCCTTAATTCATCTATCAATCTTTCATCTATTTTCACTTTTTTATCCTATCTCCTATATCACTATATCATTATCTGAATTGTAACATACTTTACAGTTATTTACAAGTAAATACAGTTAATTACAATAATTTACGCAGTCTTACTATACTCTAATTTATTGTATGGTTCTTTTCTTCTAGTGATTCATTCCCATACACTATAATCACCTATTTGATACTCACTTCTTGTTGAATTCCCCTATATTAAATCTATTTCATTAAATCCTATCCACTGAAATCAATCCACTGAACTCTACTCACTGATATCAACCTATCCTATGAAATCTATTCAATGAAACTCTATTAATTAATATATTTGTGACTTAATTATTAATTCAGTATCATCCTTAATCCTTAGTCTATTTCTACTATCTCTCTTCTATCCACACTATTTTGAATTCTTTTCTTCGCTAGAAGAAATTAATTCAAATCATTATTATTATCTATCTCTTTATTATGTCTAGTATTAATAATTATATTAGTATGTTTAGTATGTTTAGTATGTTTAGTATGTTTAGTATGTTTAGTATGTTTAGTTATAGTATTATTATCTTGTTATACATTCGTATGTGCTTATTAGGTGATACACTCATTAGCATACCACCTAATCTATTATCACTATAAGATACAAGCATACTCTCATATAGTTTATTTTACCTATTACTATTATATAGCTATTGGTATTCCTTTTATCTGATTACCATGTTGGTAATTTAGTAAAGTTATGTCATCTACTGTAAAATCATAGAAATCTTTCTTTTCTTGATTTAATACAAATGTAGGTGCATCATAAGTATCCCTACCTATTAATTCTTGAATAATAGGTACATGCCTATCATAGATATGAGCATCTGCTATTACATGTACTAATTCACCTACCAACATACCTACATGCCTAGCTACCATATGTAAAAGTATAGAATACTGTGCCACATTCCACGCATTAGCGGCTAGTATATCTTGACTACGTTGATTTAACAGTAAATTTAATACTTTATTTCCCTCTGTATCAGTCGTTACATTAAATGTACAAGAGTATGCACAAGGATATAAATTCATAGTATCTAAATCATCAAAGTTATACATATGAGCAATAATCCTTCGAGAAAAAGGAGTATGTACTAAATCGTAAATTACTTTATCTATCTGATTCATCTCTACTAGACATACACCATCATAGACACTATTTAAAAAGATTTTATGCCCACTACCTAAACCTTCATGATAGAAAACACATTCGTCTTTGTCATATTTCATATTAGGAAATGCTTTCTGAATATCAGAAACAATGTTATCAGACTTAATATGATAGAAAGACTCTTTCCCTATTTGATACCCATAAGCAGTACCAATAGAGCCTTGCTCATCTGCCCAACTGTCCCAAATCCTAGTTTTTAAATCATTCACATTATTACTATGTTTTTGCCAAATCCACAATAACTCCTCAACACACGACTTAATAGCTAGAGGACGTTGTGTCGGTATAGGAAACTCTTCCCCTACATTATATCGATTTACAACAGCAAATTTTTTATATGTATGTGCATCTGTACCATCCTCCCATTTAGGACGTACAATATTCCCAATAGAACTTATTCCACTATTAATGATATCACTACACATAGACTTGAATGTAGTATCGAATTTACTCATGTAAAACATAACCCCCTATTCTGTCTAATACATCATCTGGAGTATACCCATCATATTCAGGAGCATGTTCTATCTCTTCTACTTCACTAAACAAATCCCAATACATATTGTTTATATGATATGAAATCTGCCCATTAGGTAAATCAATACCTACTAAAAACATATCATCATACATAGTACCGTCTTCATGTAAACGAGTCTTCCACACATAAATAGTAGGACGATATAATTTACAAATTAAAGCAAATAAATACGTTCTGTGAGCGTATAAATCACCAAAGGTATGATGACCATCGGAAACCTTCTTATAATTGCCCTTATCAATAAAATCCTTATTTATATCAGCTAATTCTTTTTTCTCTTTTACACCTTCAATGATATCTTGTATCATAATACCTCTACCCCCTTATTATTCTGAATAGCATATTCTTTCTCCATCTTACATCCCCTAGAGTTTTCCCAATCACCACATAAAAGAACAGTATCGCATAAATCTAATAATTTAAAACACATACGAATGCCTTTCTCATAGTCTACAGCTTCGTACATGAAACCATAAGCATGAATTGGTGATACAAAAGTGATATTAGGAAACTTCTCACATAATAATCTCATAATTGAAGATATACTTTCATAGTTAGAACTAAGACCACCATAAGGATGTGCTACATATACTACCTTCGCATTTTCTAGCATATTTTTACCTCTTCACAAAAAGTACAAAGAATACATACACACTTATTATACACTATCATAGTTCTTTTTTAAATAAAAAAAGAGTACATGACTTAACATGTACCCATAAAATTTATATTATTTTTTAATTTTCTCTATAATAGTTTTTATAACGCAATAAAACGCATATATTAGAATTGTAGCAAGCATACCTAACACAAAAGGTAAACCAAAAGCTAAAACAATAAAGTGTTCCATAATACCTCTATTCTTTTATTACAACCACAATAATACAATATAGTTAAAGTGATAAAACATGAAAAGTGAAAACATTAAAATAATTATCTGCTTATACCATATTCGTATGCTTGTATTAATTGTAACTTGTCTTTTCTAGTTAATTTATGTTTAATATACCACTCTCTACTCATAGCTTCTTGCTTAGATGTGTATACCTCAACATAAACTAATTTACAAGGTAATCGAATTTTCGTGTATTTAGCACCTTTACCCCTATTGTGAGTATCTAGTCTCTTATCTATATTATTTGTATAACCAGTGTACAATGAGCCATCCGAACATTCTAACATATAAACATAATGATTACACGTTGCATAATTCTCTGACATAACTACCATACAAACTTCTTCGCATACAATATCCTAAAAACCAATCCATACGATATAAATTTATTAGTGATACTATATCAGAAATATCTTCCTTTGAATGATTAGCAGAAATAGGTGATATCTCAAAGTCAAAAGACTTCATTTTCATAATCTCATAATTGCTTTCAAAGATATGAAAATCATTCATAATAATAGGTAAATATTTATCTGTAATATCCTCATTAATCAGCGAACCATTTTTCTGGACTAGCTTATTACCATTGATATCATAGTCAAAGTTGTTAGCAATCTCACTGGCTTTAGATTTTAAAAATCTATAATAACCTCTAAGATTATCAGAACTATCTCCAACAATAGAACGGTACTTAACTAAATCTTTAGGAGATACACCATTAAATGTATCACGCACTACACCCTCATCTACGATATCAGAAACATGTTTCCAATTAGAAGTACCATCTAGCTTGCGTATAATATTTACAGTAGCATAACCATTATCCCTAACTAATTGAAACATATCTTTATCATTAGACAAGATATATACACTTTTATTTATCTTATTCTTATCACAGAGAGAAGAAACAGATGACACAATAGAATGTATACAATCATCTGCCTCAAAACTACTATCATAACATGAGTATACCGATGTAATCATACTTGACATCTTAACTATATCATCTGTTGTAGATAATATAACTTCTTTCAAATCACTATGATTACTACGATTAGCCTTATAATAAGGATTCAATTCTTTCCTAGAAGTATCTAACCCATCTAAGCATAATACAATAGATGGATTGTTAAATGTATTCTCTAATCGAGTTAAGAATTTAAGAAATCCATAAATATGACCTGTCTTAGTCTCAACCCCATTAATAGAAACACTCTTATCTTTATATGCCCATGCATACCGATATAAGAAATTAGAAACATCTATTAGCAGTATTTCATCTGACCTAACAATCATTTGAAATAAACTTTCTTTTGTTAACGTATTCATATAGTATTCTCCTTGTAAATAAAAACCTACAAGTATTATAACATACTACGTTAATAATTAGAAAGCATCTACGATATCTTTAAATTCTTTAACAATAGATTTAATCTCTTTTAAATCCCTTCTAGTAATAGAATCTATTACACCATCTGTTAAAGCACCCATAGTATGTAGTGTAAATAATGCATCCACAGCATTATAATATTCACCAGTATCAGCTAATGTCTCAATGCATTTTTGAAGTTTATTGACTAATTTACCCTCAAAAGCATTAGAAACATTAACACCACTTTTACCTTCTACTCTAGGATTTATTGTTGATTGAGGAGTGACAGAATTAGTAAAAGGTGTTTGACTACTCATAGTATTAGTACTATTAGGCATAACACCAAACGCTTCCTCAATACTATGTTTAACAGCACTATCATCAACCAACTTCATAGTAGCGATACCATTCTGCTCGCTGACATGTTTTGCACCTTCACGAATAGCTGAAAGAACTGACGTTCCACCCCTATTTACAAATTTCATACAATCCCCTTACTATTTCACATGATTTACTTCTAAATCTTCTATAAAAGAAAAAATAGTAGCACATGAGAAATTAAAATCCTTAGTACCTTGTTTAAAGTCTATACCTAAGAATAAAGTTTTATTTGTATCTTTGTAACATTCTACATCAACAACTTTACTTTCTTTATTCTTAATAAAAGACTTAGCTAACTTTTCAATTTCATTATCGTTAATGTCATACCTAGAAGTATTATTAATGTTCATATTAACTCGTCTAGTATTTCCATCGTCGGAGAATGACTCCAACTCTACAAACACATGTAAATCATCTAAAACATTATACAACCTTTTAATGTAACTCTTAACGAATGATGGAACATCTTCCTGTAGAACACCCTCTAAAACAGGATTACTATATTTCTCTAAAAAGTTAGACATTAATGAAACACATTCATTAAACAATTCTGTTGCCTCTACAAAGATAACAACACTAGAAGAATCTTCCTCTTCCTCTGGAGTTAATAAGTCAGAAACAGTATCTTTGTTTCTTTTCTTAATTTTTAACATACCATTCTTTACGAATGTAGCTAAAGTAGATACAAAATCTAAACTAATTCCACCATTATTAATCCAAATACTACGGAAATTACCCATAGACATTGGTAATTGTGAATTAGTACTAGCTATGGAATAAATCATAAAAAGTATCCCATAAGTCTCATCGTTATCAGAAAGACCTAATTTATAAAATGTACCTGATAACCTTTCAATTTCAGTATCAGGTACATTAATTTTATCTGATAGGATAAGTTTTAATGTATCACTCAAATACAACCTACCCATGCTATTTTATCCTACCTGTATTATAAAACTACTACTTGACCATTAGATGCTTTGTCTAAATCTGCTGAAGAAACTTCAAAGCCTTGATTTAACAACATTGCCCTAGCACGAATCCTATTGCCCATTTGCAATTCACGACCTTCAGAAACTAAACAGTAACCTTTGCCAGCCCTAAAAGTTAAAAGAGATTCAGATACTTCACCGTCGTCTTCATTGGAACCATCGTCAGAATCTTCAGAATCTTCAGAATCATCGTCGTCTTCGTCAGAATCGTCTTCGTCAGAATCTTCTTTGATATCTTCTTTTTCTTCTTCAGATTCATCGTCTTCTTTTACAGTCTTACGTTTTTTACCTTCTTGAATTTCTTCTTCGTCTTCGCAATCCTCACAATCCTCAACCACACCTTCAGAGATGCAACGAGAAATGAATGACTCAGAAACAGTCAAGTTAGAGAATACTTCTACACCATCACGTGTTACTGACAAGAAACCATCTTCATAAGAAAGAACATCGCCATCTTCTACATGGAAAATAGTACCATTAGCAGAAATATCAAAACCCTCAACTACAACAGACTCATTAGCTTTCATAGCTTTTTTACGGTTCTTTTTAGCCTTAGCTTTACCTTTTTTAGCTTTTTTGATATTTTTCTTAGATGCTTTAATTTCAGCAGTAGTCCTACGCACTAATTTATCGCCTTGAACTTTCCACTTTTCACCTTTTTCTTTAGATTTTAAAAGAAGTTTAGCTTTTTTAGCGTTGATTTTACGCTTTTTACCACCCTTAAAGGAGATTTTTGCACCCTCTTCTACTTCTTCCTCGTCTTCATCAAAAAGGTCTTCCACATCCTCGATAACTACTTCGTCTGCACTATCAACAAATGCAACAAAAGCTTCTGCAGGAACTTCTACACCTTCCTCACGCAATTCGCCCTCAGAATCATAGATATTTACTACACAAGGCTCACCATTTGTTACTAACTCTACAATCTCGTCTTGATTAACTTCATAATCACCTAAAGTTGTATCTGCAGTAGCAAAATAGAAAGAACCTTCTTCTACATCTTCAAAAACATCTGTATTACCAGCGTCTTTTTTGTCAGCATCTTTCAAAGCTTCATTTACGCTCTTAACAATGCTAGACACAGTAGATTCAAACAAAGCGGAACCAACTTCCAAACCTTGCATTTCCAACTCGTCAGCAATCAAATTGCTAAGTTTTCTAACTTGCCTCATTTATATAGGAATCCCCCATTAAAAATTACTATAATATAACTACTATTATGTATAATGTTATAAACCTAAAGTCTTAGCATCACGTCTAGCTTGAATAGACTTCCTACGCTTAGTACAAGCCTCATCGGTATGAGCCTTCTTCCTAGCCTCAGCCAATGCTTTTAGTTGAGCAGATGTAACATGCTTCCTAGCACCACGACCAACTTTCTCAACCATTTTACCATCTTCATAAGCTGTGTATTTTTTGCCTTTTGCATGAGCCTCAGATACAATAGCGGCGTGAGTATGACTACCATTACCACCACTTACAAGATTACTATATGTACGTAACCTTTCTTCTAACTCACACAAATCATCTTTAGACAATAACCCATTAACCACATAATCATGTAGTATATTTAGCTTGCTATCGATGTCTTCTTTAGATTTTAAATTGAAAGTAACATTAACATTATTATTTTTACCCCATACATTAAGGAAGTGTCCAAATTCAGAGTACAACCATCTTACAGGCTGACCACCACCAACACCACCAACTAAAGTAGGAGTATCATCCCCGAAAGGACAATTCGTAAATTTCATTAACATTAACCTTTCTACTTATATCAGATACTAACCTCGCATAATATTCCAATAACCAAAGCCACCATCTTCCAATCGTTGCTCCAATTCCTGCTTATCGGTATTACCCTCATTTATCAACTCATCTGATTCAATTTCAAACACACCACTACTTATCTTATACTTAGAACGAATACGTCCCTCAGTAATCTTAACCATAGCTAATGTATAATCACGAATCCACTGTCTCCAAAATGAGTTCTTAGCTATATCTTCAAAAGTGTTATTAGATTTTACATACTCAACTGTTACAACACCACTAAAACCATCAATATATAGTTTATTATCAGTAGGGTCTAAGTACCAATCGTTTGTCATCAACATATTCATTTCTGACAATGAACCAGCATAAGCAACATAGTTATAAAGACCTTTTAAATCTCCACCATATCCTAATGCTTGCATTCCCCTATACTGACATAGTTGATTACAAATATCACACCCATTTAGATTGAGGTTACAACCACCACCATCTTTATCAGGGTCAGCAACTAAATCGACATTGCTATTTGTAGAACCACCCACACTACCACTATATATCTGCCTCACTGCTTCCATATCATAACCAGTAACATCTATGACACCACTAGCTACATTGAAAGTTGCTAAGTATGGTAAAGCTACCTTACTCTCACACCGCCTAGTAGAAAAATCTATTAACTTATCTATTTGACGTTGAGTAATATATAAAGTAATTACAGGATACCCTAAAGCTACCATGCAATCCTCTATGATATCACGTCTTTCTTTTGAAAGTGATTCCATGTAGTCATTACTAAAAGAACTACTATCTACAAGTAAATTATCGTCAATCCTACTCATGACTACTTACACCCCAAAATATTATTTACTCTTCTTTTGAGCAGATAAAATCATGTCTTTTACATCTGCCTTCTTATTAACACTTTCAGCATCTACACCAACTTCTTTTGCAGTTGCTTTCAATTCTTTTAATGTTAATGTATCAAGGAAATCAGCTGTAAACTTTTTAACTTTATCTACTTTAGAAGTAACTTCCTCTACTGTATCTTCTACTACATCATTCGCAATCTTACCAGCATTATCTGCTACTGATTTAATTGCGTCTTTTGTTTTATCAGATACATTTTTCACACTATCTGCCACACCATCTGCGATATTAGATACATGACCTTTTAAATCTTCTTTAGCCTTGTTAATATCATCTAATGTGCGTTGAGATAAACCTAAATCTTCTTCGTTATTCCTTACAATAATACCAGCTCTAGCATAAGGTCTGAAAAAAGACACTTTATCAATACTGTCTAAAGGTTTTGCTTCTTCAGGCTCAAAAACCAATGTGCCATTATAGTTGTAATCAGGAATACGAATGGTGTTTTTAGTTGTGTTTTTTAACTCTAAACTCATTATATCTCCAACTCTTCATCTAAATAGTAAAATAAAGGACATACAGGAATACACACATAGAATTCCCATATATCCTCAGTAAACATACACTAATCTACAAAAACTAAATTAATATACCCACTCTGTTATTTTACAAACTCTAAATTTAATATATCCAATACTATATATAGTGAATACTAAATTTATTCTACGTTTTTATTGTTTTCCCATATATATGTAGACTGTCCACAATCATATACAGATAAATACCCTCTAGCTAGAATTAACTCTTCATTAGACGTACCCTTTCCATGATTTTCTTTGAACAATCTATCATACCCTTGCATACGCAACAAGTTATCTGTGATATGTTTAGCTTCCTTTACAGAATACCAATGACATGATGGACTATTAATAGTATCTAACTTGAAACCTAAAGCATTATACACTTTACCACTAAACTTAGAAGTATCACAATATGAAATGATATTACTAGGTTTATATTCTCTAATAAAGTACTTAAATAACTTCTCAGCACCACCTATTACATTATGACTTGCACAGTACCTTAGTAACTCATACTCATATTTTTTATTATACCTAGCAACACCAAATGTCATTAATGATACTAATTGATTATTATAATATAAACCTAATCTAATTGTTTGATTATTACACTTGCCTTGTAAATGATAAGCCATAAGATATTGATTACACTCTAATGTATCAACGAATCTTACCTCACAATTTCTAGCATATACTGTATCCCTATGTTTTAGTAAATTGATAATTTTACCCTTATCATCCCAATCAAATACATGAACTACATGATAGCCACTATCTTTAGCTACACTAGATTTATCCCTATGATAATATTTGTCTTTTACACATTTATAACCATAAGGACTAAAATGTGTATTATGAGTAGCAGTAGGGTTTATCTCTATTAATGTATTTCCTACTTTGAAATCATAAGAATATTTTCCACACCTAAACTCACGCTCATACTTAATGTTGTTGCTATCTAATAACTCAGCAAAATCTCTATTAGGTTTACTATCATTAGCATCTATCCACTCTTTAGACAACATAAATGTATAAGGTACACCATATCGTTTCATGAAAGTCTCACGTACCTTATCTCTAACCTCTTGACATTGAGTCGGATAATCTACACCTAAATGCTCCCTATTAGTATCTTTTATCTTATCCTTAACAATATCTAATTGAAAAGGATTATCTACACCATATTTAGTATTATAATTATTCCTAAACCTAGACTTAACATCCTCAGACTTCATAGGGTTATCTACACCATACTTTTTAAGAAATATATCCTTCTTCTTAGCCTGTATCTCTCTCGACTTAGATGGATTGTCTACGCCATAATGCTCTAATAATGCCTTCTTTTTCTTTTCCCTAACATTACTTAAATGAGAAATATGAGAAACACCATACTTCTTTAATGTAGTCTCTTCTCTCTTCTTATTAATAGCATCTTGTTTATCTTTTGTACGAGGTAACATACCCAACACAAACCCTTCAGGCTGTTTACCCTCTTCATACATTTTATTAATAATACCATTATGATAATACTTCTTCTTAACCCTCTCAGACATTATCACTTCTCCAAATATAAGTTGACTGACCACAATCATACACAGGTAAGTACCCCCTTGATAGAATTAATTCCTCATTAGATGTTCCTTTACCATGATTCTCTTTGAATAATCTATCATAACCCTGACTTAACAGTAAACCATCTGTGATATGACGTTTCTCTTTCCTACTATACCAATGTTTTCTAGGAGAGTTAGTCTTAACATATTTGAATCCCAAAACATCATAAACTTTACCACTAAATTTAGAAGTATCACAATAAGACACAATGGAATGAGGTTTATAGTTATCTACAAAATACTTGAATAACTTCTCAGCACCACCTATTACATTATAATGTGAACAATAACGTAGCAACTCATATTCACAACTCTTATTAAAACGTGATTTACCAAATGTCATTAATGACACTAGCTTATTATCATAATATAAACCTAAACGAATTTTTTGACCTCTACATGTCCCCTGTAAATGATATGTATCTAAATATTTATTAGTATCTACATCGTTAATTAATCTAACATCGCATTTACGAGCATACACAGTCTCCCTATCTCTCAAGAGTTGTACAACTTTATCAATATTATCCCAATCAAATACATGTATTACACTATAACCATTACACATAGCTAAATTAGATTTGCTCTTATGATAATTAATATCAATTCTATTTTTACCATATGGATTGAAATGTGTATTATGAGTAGCAGTAGGGTTTATCTCTATTAATGTATTTCCTACTTTGAAATCATAAGAATATCTTTCTAATAAAAACTCACGCTCGTAACTAATACCAATGTCATCTAGAAGTTTGGCAAAAGACCTATTATAACTACTATCATTACCTTTATACTTACCACTAAAAACTAGACAAGTATAGTCAACACCATAGCGTTCTCTGTTTGTTTCAATGACTTTTTGCTTAAATTCATCTAACTTGCAAACACGATTAACACCATAATGCTCTAAAGTAGTAGCCTCAATCCTACTCTTCACGATATCAGATTGATTAGGATATTCTGTCCCATACTTTTCTAAAGAAGTTGCTCTAGTTTTAGCCATAACCTCTTCAGACTGCATAGGGTAATCTACACCTAAGTTCTTACGATTAGACTCAACAATCCTCTGTTTAATAAATTCCGATTTAGATGGATTATCAACACCATATTTATCTAGGTTCGTCTGTTTAATCTTTTCTTTAACTTCATTAGCTTGAAATGAATATTCAACACCATACTTAGCTAAGTTCGACCGCTTAATCTTCTCTTTAACAACAACAGATTGTGAAGAATGTTCTACACCATATCTCCCTAAAGTAGTTTTCCTCATCTTATCTTGTACTTCTTTAGTCTTAGCAGGATTGTCTACACCATATTTTTTGAGAAATGTTTCCTTAGCTTTAGCTGACCTCTTCTGTTTAAGTTCATCACTCAACAACATACCTCTAACAAAACCAACAGGTATTTCATCACCCTCTTTAATCTTTCTAGTGATAATTCCATTATTATAATAATGCCCCTTACGTGTATCTTTAACTTTAGGTACTCTTACTTTTTTCTCCCTTTTAGGTTTTACTATCTTAGGTTTTAATACCTTACCATTAGTAGTACCATATCTCTCTAGATTTGTTTTCTTTACTTTTTCTTTTTGCGATTCAAGACTTTGAGGATGCTCAACACCATACCTCTCTAAATTGGTTTTCTTCATCTTATCATATACGTCTTTAGACTGTGCTACATTAGCAACACCATACTTTTCTATAGTAGTCTTAACTCTTTTAGCATTACTCTCAGCCTTTTGCTCTTCAGTACGTGGTAACATCCCTAACACAAACCCTTCAGGCTGTTCCCCCTCATAATATCGTTTAGCTATAACACCATTATTATATGTTCTCTTACCTTTACCACCTAATAAATTTGGTTTATCACCCATCAAATGTCAACTCCCAACATCCTATTTATCTCTTCTTCAACAAAATCTACATTACTCTCGTTATACTCAATATCACCATATAATCTATAAGCTAATAACAAACCAAATAAACCCTCTAAATGACCTTTACAACTATTACAAAACTCATCACTACTAGGACTCTCACAACAAGTACAATATTGATATAAATTATTGTTGATTAAGTAATCTAGAATTCTAGGCTTATCCGACTGTATAAAAGGAAACACCATATGTATGTCAACACCTCTAAATTCTTGATTAAAATCTTCTACCATTTTCTTATAATAAGGTAAATGATATGTCCTAGAATCCCTATCTAAAGAGCCATTTAATACTATATTCATATCAGCACCACCTATCATATGTACTACTGAATTAATAGCATTAATAAATATTAAATCATAAGAATTCTCACTATAGGAATATTCTTCTAAATCACTGAATGAACTTTTAAAAGTAACCAACTTTACTAATTCTTCATCTTGATTAATATATGAAATAAACTTTTTTACATGTCTATTCTCTAATGCAACCTTGCCTGTATCTAATAAATTACTTTTAACGTATAAAGCATAGACTGTCTTTATATTATCACGTTTCTTCTTAGTATTAACTGCCATATGTAATAATGCAGTAGAATCAAAACCACCAGAAAATAACACAACTAAATTACAAGTCCTATCATTAGGAATACCTTGCAACACACCATCCTTAGCTAAAATCTTTTCCATAATTTAACTCCATCTATAATAAAAATACTATATCATAATTAAATTATATACTATTCGCAAGACAAAATCAACTAAAAAAGAGGTGTAGAATTAACTACACCTCTTTGAATGGATATATTATTTAGTTTTGTATTTATATACAGTCATGTTTACTGATGACTTATAGCTTAACTATCAATTAGTTAGCGGCTACTTGTTTATTATCTACCAAAGTCAAACGATGGTACATGTATTTATTTACAGCTTTTTTGGCATAAATTGTACAGAACCCACGTTGTGCTTTAAAATCTGCATCAACCAATAATTGACTTGCGAATAAAGGCAAGTAAGGAGCGTAAATATAGCCAGCCTCAATGAACATTTCGCCTTTTGCACCTACCAAGATTTCATTATCAGGGTAGTATGGATTTTTATATACTTTATATTTTTCATCCAAAATACCTACCAAGTGCGGACCACCAACGATACCATTTGTAGATACACGTTTGAAGATTTCACGTACTTGACCGATATTTGTGTTCAAGGATTCAATGTATGTAGCGGCATTTTTACCACAGATAATAAATGTAGCTTCATAGCGTTTAGTGTTACCAAGAATTGTATTGGATGCATCATTGATAGCATTAAACAATGTAGCTTCATGTGTTTTAACATCTTGACCTTTATACTCAGGAAGTTTATTCCAAGTAGATTGACTACCAGCAATTTTCAACAAGTCTTGCATACCTTATGTTACGAGTATAATCGTTTCCATTATACCCTTCTATGACTTTCACCATAGAGCAGACTATATCTTTATGTACTTACTCAGATGAGATTTAAAATCATCTATAGAACATATCCAATCTTCATCAACATAAGTAATTATATTACCACTATCAATTACAGACTGTAGTTTAGCTTTGTTTTTATCATCATTCTCAAAGTCTTTAGGTTTTACCTCTAAATAAATATCATGTAAAGGAAGATATAAATCAACAATATAATTTCTAAATCTACCCTTATAATAATACTTAAATACTTTTGTTTCGTACTCAAACTTAACACCTAAAGAATCTAAGAACTCACAAACTATCTTTTCATAAGAACTTCTAACATATAAAACACAACCATTTAATTCACATCGTACATTCCTATCTCTTCGTGAATTAACCCACTCAGGACAAGACCATAAACGTCTAGAAACTTCTGACTTACGTTTAAATTCAGCTTCAATACTATTACCAATATGCTGTCTTTCACGCATCCAATCTTTTTTATTTTCCCACAAATAATTAAGTGTTTTAGACGGATTGAGATTACCACTCTCATGCTGTTTCTTAGCTTTAGCACTTCTAAAAGACTTAACACTCTCTTTAGAACCTATTGCTAACCCAACATCTACTCTAACCTTTTGTAAATACTCACTCTCTGTAGGATAACCTTTATAAGTATTTCTAAACTCTTCCAATGTGATATTATGTTTTTTAACTAGATGATTATTTGTTATCATCTTATATTTCTTATGACATATAGGACATTCTATATGTAATTTTAAACCATCTTTTGTACACATCTACCATTTCCATTTAAGGGATTCTCACCCACTCACTAGAGCCGTACTCCTTTTGATAATTTTCATTATCTACTCACAAACTATGTTGCTTTCGGATAGTCGTTGAACTTTTCCCTATTAAGGACTTAGCGGCTGATTATCCATTATTACAATACTTAGGACTATACGCTCTTTTGTATAGCTTTTTATTTCACCTTATACTATCTAACTAATTTTTTCTGCTTTCGCAACTTTCACGCTTATCCTTATTTCATGATTACGTTGTAGTTTAGTTAGCTTTAGGACTTTCCAGCAATTAAATAGATTATTTTTCGCACATATCACTATGTACGGAGACTATGTATTATTAAGCTACTAACAACATAATAGCATTATCTACGTTAATCTCATTGTCAATTTCGTAACCAATTTCACCAGAAGTGGCTTTCAAGATTACTGTATCCATGTCAAGACCAAATGACATTTTTAACTTTAATATTACGTACTAATCGTTTCCATTAGTACTCTCATACTTTCATATGAGAATAGACTATATCATGTAC